TTTTCGACTCTTTTTGCTATGGTAAGGCTACTTTGGATGAGTCCAGTACTACCTTCTTTACCATCAGTCTCATTAGTCAATGGACCTCTGGATAGATTAGATCTTCCTATGACTTTTATCAACCAAATTTCTTTCGCATAGGCGATGCTTTCTATTTCCAACTTAGATAATTTCTTCTCCACTGGATTTAGTCCAAGACTATGTAACTTGCGGATGAGATTATGTTTATGCCTTTGAAATCTATGGGCATGATCTTTCTGAACCTCAAGATTATGAACATATATTCTGTCATTTTTCCCCTTGCCCACGTAGAAAGGTTCAAATGGTAGCACGAGTAATTTATCTTTGAATCGGTATTCATATAGGCCGGGCTTGCGAGGATCCATCAGTACGTAAACATAAAATATCTCCTCTAATGAATAGGGCTTTCGTCTTCTAATATTCCTAGCTCTTTCCTGACTCTCTACCTGAAGGTTCCAAGCTCTCTGCAATACAGTACTCTCAAATCTAGAGTTTTTAGATTTGAGAAGTGTAGGCGCTAGTTTTAAGAAGAATAGATCCTGAACTATTTGTTCGTACTCATCTTCATTTTTACATGGCGACCAAATAGAAATCTTCGTCATCGTCATCTTTGGAGGAAATTTACCGTCTGTTCCTTAATCGCTTCGAACTTTTGATTCATCATGGAACCCAACCGGTTACGGCTATCGATCTGTGCTTGACGGAATCTTGTATAGACTTCCGTAGGTATCAAATCTTTCACCTCAGACAACACCGTCGCCTGCTCTTCAACTATCTTCGTTGCAATGTCGAGAACGGTGGGACGAATAATCTGATCTACAATCGACATGCCTATCGCACCTCTATCCTGTGCAGATTGTAGATCGATCATTAACTCCCGTATGGTCTGGATCGTGTTGTTCAATGCATGCACAGAGTAACGCCCATTAGAGTTCCGTACTCCGGTCTCTAATGAAGGTATGATGTCGATACACATTTGGATAAGACGACGGTTCAACATCTGCGTCGCCTGGTCTGTCGAGCCATCTTCGAACAGATTTTGCATTTCCTCCGCATCGTCACCGATAATGGAGTTCATGTCCTTCTTAACTAGCTTCGAAATGCGCTTCCTGCCCATCACTACAAGATCAGTCGGAGGATGTTGGTGGGGAACCAACGAGGTCGACTTCTTTTTCTTCTTCACAACCGCTTCTACAATCTCTGCTTCTTCTACAGAGGAAGGAGCTCTAGGCGCCTTTTTGTTCTTGAACTGCTTCTTGCGCATCAACTTCTTTGCAGCGTCAACCGATTCCTGATCTTCACGCTGAGGTGAACTCAAGGACTCTCTAACTTTTTTCTTCTTGACTCTGACAGGATGATCTACAGGGTCGATAGTGAAAGACATCTCACTTCTTACTTTCTTCTTCAACATTTGTAACCTCCGGTGCGTCTGGGGTAGGAATGGCTATACGGTGTTCGAGACAAATCAAAACAGGAATGCCATTGGCGATCGATTGCTGCATAGGTTGACGGCATTCGGGACATAGTCCAGCTCCTGCAACTTCTGCACTCATATCAATTCGAGCGTGCACCTTAACTTCTTCTTTTGGTGCCGCTGGTTGGACCTTGGCCTGCACTTCACTAACTGTTGCAGAAGCTTCCAAAAATGCCTGTGGTAGTTTCAACTTCATATCCGACCTCTCAGAAAACACATACACTTACGCGTGTCGATAACTTCACCTTGTGCTGATCGTACTGAATATGCACCGGACGAAACGTTACATGCGAATCACCATTTGAGATAATCATTCGAATGGATGAGTTCAAGGCAGAGAGGGTGTTCCTCACCCAATCAGCAATCTCTTGCGCGTTCTGTTCAAGATCGAAAGGATAGCTCATCTCGTAGGTGACTGGAATCTCTGGCGGAGTAAAACTTCGTCCACCTCCTGCATCCCACTTAGCCGGACCATCTCCCAACTTGAGATATTTGATGTGATATCCCAACGCGGAAGGTACCTGGTACAAGAGCAGGTCGACGTACGTCTCCTGCTTAACAAACCCCGTGATCTTTACTTTCGGTCTCATGACTCTCACCATCCTTCCGGGAACAAGTCCCCTCGTTGGATCAAATTCACCAACTTCTGCTGCCTTTGTTTTGAAAATCCTTCATAAGGATTCTTGACCGGAAAAATACTCATACCAAGTAATGCTGCATCCAACCTATGGTACTGCTTTGGTTTCAGCTGTGAATACAGGTCGTCCAGTGTTATGACACGGTTCACCGCATTCTTCCATTGACTGGCTATAGGAGTCACTAGAGTAATATGTTTGCCAAGTAACTCACGCAAACTTGGTAACATACCAGCTATGAGACCTATCATAAATGACACAAGCTCACCGGTTGTGCCTCTAAGACCACGCGCTTGAAAACGTTCCATGACTATAAAATCAGGACTTGTCATAAGGCATAGGTCTTTGATTTCCTTTCTGAATTTTTCCTGAGCAACTTCACTATCTCGAAGATCCTTGATGGGGTTCCTTAGCATAGTGCTGACGCTTGCTTTGACCCTGTGCAAACTTTTAGCCCCATACAGTACGCCACCAAACACTCCGAAGTTTGACGTCCCAGGATCCATACTCAGAATATTTATGCCATCACTAACCTTATTACTTTTAAGATTCGAAAAATCCAAAGACCAGTACTCGGGAAATTCTACAATTCCATAGCACTTCTCAAACTGCTGAATTTTTCTTCGAAGTTGTAGTATGGTATGACCACTCTTCTTACTTTTACTACAATTTTTAGTCGCCGTTATAATTGCGAGATTAGCAGGATGGCAAAGTTCTCTGAGAGAGAGCGGCGCATCGAACTTCGAGTAACCGTCTGAGATGGATAGAATATGATCTAGGTGGTAACGAGTACCTCTCTTTCCTTTTGGATCTACAATATGCCTGTATCTATTGTAGATCTTGCTAGTCACTAGATGTGCGGATGATCCATATTCTTGGCGGGATACACTAGGTTGATTTTTCTTATATTCCAGTGCAGTACGCTTAGAGTTCAGCTCGTCGCCGTCTTGAACGAGTTCGACGCGACGAAGATATTTGACTATCCTATTCTGATCTATTCCAATCAGCTGAGCTATCTGTGCGGTAGTAAAGTTCAAATCCACATGAAGATATTCGATTATCTCTTCTTCCCAACAGGTGATGGGATCATTCTCGCGCCTCATAGCACAGAAGCATGGGAATTTCCTTTTCAAAAGATCCGCGGCTATCCTTAGTGTAGAAATCTTCTTGCAGCTTTTGCATCTATAGCGAAGCAGAGATTGAGAACCGTTGTACTCAAGAATTTCTAAACGGTGGTTACCAAACTTCTTGGACAGTTGTGATTCAAAGGTTCCTTGTGTTACAAAGCGATGATTATTGGAACCACTAGCATTAGGTCGTTTCATGCTGTTCTCATTCACTTAATACGATGAAATTTTCTGTTTAACGATGCAGCACGCGGGCTAAAGCCATGTTAACTGGTGATCCTCTGGACACAAAAATCGGATCAGGCATACGTGACCGCTCACCAGAATAGTTGAAATTTCGAGCTTCGACAAGACGTTCCATACACTTTGGTTTGTGGATAGCATTGACCAGGAGGACAGTCGCACGGAACAGGTCATCGGTATAGCCTTCACCTTTCTCCGGGCAGCGTGCAGCCCCTACATCCTTCACCGTCAACATCTGCAGCATCAAATGCTCTACAGGTTTGCCGATCATCTCTGTTCTATAGTTGGCGATATCCCCGTTCATGACGCGCTGTGCATCTTTTTCATTGGCACGTGGAAGTATGATGTTACCGGATTCCAACATACCTCGAAACGACTCAAAGTCTTTGCGCTTCGGTGAGTACTGTGTTGCCATGGTGCGAGGCTTCTGCAGAGGATTATTTCCCATGTCAGCTTTAGTACGATGCAACAAATCAATCGACTGCCATTGGTCGGCAGCAATCCATACCGCGTTGGTTGCCTTGACAAGCGGAAGAATGACGTGGGTGTACAGTGAGTTGAAGTCGATCCTTCGTCCCTGTTGAGGCATACACTCAAGTAATGTTGTGACTATCGTCTTACCCGAGTCGAAGTCGTAATAGCCTGCAGCGATTGAGAACGAGTTGTTAGTAGACCCAGCATCAAGAGCGACAACCGAAGGCATATACGGAAGAGGACGTGACTTGTCCAGCTTACCGTATATCATCTCAGGTTGATCGAATTGATAGATCAGGCTATGGCTATTTGCTTGACCTGAGAACACCGTTTCATTAACGGACTGCGCTGAGAGAAAACGTGAGTGAACAATAGGCGGGTTAGCACCAAAGTCACGTTCTGCCTTTTCAGGATTGGACGCGTACGCTGCTGCAATAACAGGAGAGTTGCGCGTCATATGTGGGTTGACTTCCCACGTAGGAAGATTCACTCCTAGGATATACTTGGATCCTTCTTCCGTCTTTGACTCACGATAGAGACGCATCACCTTGTCACGGATCGACATCGGGGATGACACTGACATGAGGATTGCCGGTGGTGCTGTGTTGTACCCCTTCATCAGCAACTCGTTATAGGCCATGTTGACCGTAGTCAAGCTGTTGTAGAGCGACTTATGTGCCTCGTCCGCGTTTGCAATTTCGGAGTTTTCATCCTCCTCTTCATTGCCCGAAGGAAGTTTGAACAACCCCAACTCGTCCAGCATTGCCAGGAAGCGCGTATCACCACGAAGCGTTGAACTCTTTGGACCTGAAGGATACATCTTGATGTTCTTCAGGCCGAAGTTCATGTACATGGTAGACGTTCTATACAGCTCTTTACCGTACATGCTCTTATAGTGATCCATCATCCGGAAGTACTCAGAGTACCATTCGGATTCTTCAGTCACCAACTTACGAAACGGAGTCCACATAACACCGATTGCCTTGGCGAAAGAAAGGCTAACCATGGTGCCTGTCAACTCCGTTGAGCTCTGCATCGAGTTCGTTAGAGTTGCATAGGTGGGGAACTTTAGCATCCGGTGTAAGTGATAGGACGCATACATTGCAGCGGAACTTGACTTACCCGAACGCTGACCCAACACTGATACGAGTTGGATGTAGTCGCGGAGACCGTGATCCTTAATCAGTTCCCACTTTGTCCTCTTACATTTGGGACATTTTCCATTCTCTAGGAACTGAAGGTACTGTGGCAGATCTTTGCTGGGAAAATCTTTGGGGACGTTGCTGATATCCAGCCACTCTTTCTTGGAGCAGCAGGGGCAGATCTCGCCATGAAGCATGGCACCG